GTCCCAACATCAACAATGGGGCTGATGTCAAGCAAATCACCCATGATTTCCCGAACCGAAACTTCTTTAGTCATAACAACCTCTCTCTGATTATGTCTAACTATACCACACAAAAAGGAATCTGTCAACCCCTAAAATGACCCCCTAGAGATAAAGGGGGCCGGTCCAGTTGATGGTGTAACCACCGTCGAGGATGTTACCCCGTGCTTTGTTCCGAGCAGGAGCAGCCCAACTAGCGGCTTTCAGAATGTCACCCTTCCGAAACTTCTTATCGTTATCGGTGTTGACAACAAAACCCCAAACGCTACCACCTTCGGTGAATACCTTGATGTACTTAGTTCCCACCTTGTAGGTGATTTTTTCGTTGAACTCAGCAATCATCGTCTTATTGGTTTCCGTCAAAGCGTCTAGACCCTTGGCACCAGCACACCGTGTGGTCCAGTTGAGGTAGTCTGCTTTGATGTTCTCAATCAGGGTGGTCATTTCGTTGTTCATTTCTCTTTCCTTCTCTCAGTTTATGACTAACTATACCACACGAAAACGAATCTGTCAACAAAAAAATTAACTTTTTTCCATTAACTTCAGAAACTCCTTCTTCATCAACAGGTCAGCCTTCACTGCCCGGTCATCACCCATAGCACGGTGCTTCTTAAGGTTTTCTTCAATCGCAATCAGTGCTTCTTTGTAAGTCATGTCAACTCCGTATCTCGATTATGTCTTATAGTACCATACGGATTCGGATATGTCAACAAAAAAATGACCTATTTTGAAAGTTTTTTTAGTCAGGGAAAGATGCGGCTCTAGATGATTGTGGATACTCTACCTCTTCAACCATATACTCATCTGTCCAGTTGAATGCTGTCTTAACCACATTCGCAGATAGTCCCTTGTAGACCTGATGCAACTTCTTGTCCTTGGCGGCAACAAGTAGTTTTGCTTCATCTTCATGAAGACCCTCAAGCATCTGAACAAACATTGCCTCTCTCTTGTTCTGAGTAATCTGTGGATTACCACCCTTAATGAAGTGATACAACTTTCGTGCTTCATGTGCAAGTATGTTATGCTCTGTACCTTCGGGTGCATCATTTTTTGTGTATGGAACGTCACCCTCTGGAAGTTCCCACTCAATTTTAGGGTCAAATGATGATTTGATAATCATACGAAGAGAGTCATTGTTATACTTGCGTAGATGTTCAATCTTCTCATCCTTTGTCTTCAACTTTGCGACCTTATTCAGAACCTCTGAAAATAGAGGTGTATATGTATCGACTGCCATTTTAAAATTCTCCTATGGATTCAACGAGGTTGCGTAACCTCTTTTGTGTAAAATAATTTAGTAGTTTGCTACGATCACCTTCTGGTGCATCACGGAACTCTTCTAGAATTTTCATGAAGAGTTCATCTGGTGATTTGGTTAGATCAATCAGAGTTTCATTCCTCTGGAAATTTCTCTTGACCTCATCGTTAGGAAGGTCACCATCAATGAAAGATGTAATCTTCTTCTTGCTCAGTGGCTTCTGACGCAATCCATCAACGAAGGTATTGTCTGGGGACAACACGTTAGGGACACCATCACTGGAGTCACCCTTCATAACGTGTTCTTTTAGATATTCCTCTGGGTCAACACCATTCACATACTTCTTAGTGATGGGGCTGTATTGTGTCACATTGCGATATTTCTGTAACTGAATGAAGTCCTTGTCACCAGAAAGAATCAGTGTCTTACCGTTATCGAATTCCAACTCACCACACAGTGCGGCAATAATATCATCTGCCTCTGCACCATATACCTCAAGAAACTTGTAGGGGAAGAACTCTTTCAGTTCTGCCTTGATGGTATTCAGACACTCAAAGATGGCATCCCAATTCAGATTGGAATCATCCCGTGTCTTCTTACGATTGCGTTTGTAATTTGGGAAGTAGTCTCTACGCCAGTAGTGCTTCGAGTCGTAACAGAGAACCAGTTCTCCATACTCTTCACGAAACATCGTGCGATACATGCGAACTGAATTGAGGATCATGTGACGAACCATATCAATCTCTGGTTCGATCTTCTTATTCATATTCAAGTGCATCATCACACTGGCCAGACTAATCTGGTTCATGTCAACTAAAATCATATCAACCTCTATTTATAATCGTCGCATTGAAACTCATCATGCGCCTTTCACCTTCGACAGTGAATGGATATACAAAGTGTTTCAGCCATGAAGGAAACACAAGGAACTTACCAACCTCAGGCTTGAACTTCAGATTGTCACTGCGAAAGTTCTGGTTCTCACCAAACGCAAATTCGATAAGACCCTTTGCTGGATAGTGATCCTTGAAGTCCTCTTCCCATTCTTCTGTCATACCCTCTGGAACCTTTAGATAGATTGCAGCAGAGAAATCTCCATTGTGGTGATGTATAGGATTAAAGTCACCCGCATACTGACTAACCACCCAACTCTGTGTCAGGTGGATATTGTCTAGAGATGGTTTTACTCCTGCACCCACTATTCTATTATAACTATGTGCTCGGTTTTTGTCAACCATATAATTCAAATAATCTAGGCATCCCTGCTTCATTGTGCGAAACAGGTAGTCACGGTCAGACTTATCCTTGACGGGAATTTGAATTTCCTTGTTGACCTTACCAACTAGTCTATCAGAGAAGTCCCACTGTTTACTCTTCTCCTCATCTGCAAGAACCTCATCTGCAACAGTGTTTACAATATCAACAAACCGTTCTGATACAGTTGTCTCTAGAATGGCTGGACTATATGGTTCATGAAACTTCTGGGTCATCATCCTCATCCATTCTCATCAACTCCACCATCTCATTCAGTTTATCCATTCGAATAACTGTTCGATGTGAGTTGTCCATTTCAACAGTCGTCTCTGTGAATGTATCGACAAACTCATGGAGCGGGTATTCAAGACCAGCATCACGATAGAGAAGAGACTTCACAAGTTCAATTACCAAGGAAAGGTCGCGAGAAAAGGTTCGTTCTCCAATGTCTACATCATTATCACTCATCATATGAATCATATCCATCACAAGTTTAGAGGACAGTTCTTCACAGAACTCCATATCTTCCTGACGAAGAAGTTCTTCCTCATTTGGAACGACGACTTTTCTTTTTCGCCACGGTCCTTTTATTACGTTTCCCTCGTTTGGGTTTTGGTTCTCCGTCATCTTCTACAACGATCCCTCTTTCTTCATTATACATTTCTTGTGTGTAAACCTGTCCCAATAAGGGATAGTATGTTCCAACATCGAACTTTGGTTCACCCTTCTTAGGTCCATACCAGTAATACGCTTGTGCGATACAACGATTTTTAATTCTATGTTCTTGATACTCTCCATAGAAATTATCTATCCAATCTCCAGTGCGAAGGTATGCCTGCATATTACTTATATAACCTTCATGGATTTTGAGTTGTGCCTCTGCACCCTTGTCTTTTTGACGAACCTGTTGTCTTGCAGACTTGGCCAAGTCCTGTTGAGTCTTAATCCACTTCTTGACTTTTGCAGGACTCAATCCGTGTTCGTCTGGTAGATTGCGAAGACTCTCATGAATACTCGACTTACCATAATCAGGGTTCTTTGCTGCTCTTGCTTCTCTTGCCTTTGCAAGACGTTCTGCTGCTGCAGCCTTCTGTTCCTCTGTCATAGGTTTACGAGGTTTACGTTTCTTGGGTGCTGTCCATCCACTGTTGTCAGTCTTGACAGTTACCTTCTTTCTAGGCATGGATTAGTATCCTTCGTTTTCCATTCGTTTCTTTAGATCACGTTCTGAACGGCGTTTTGCTGCCGCCTTTGCCTTTCGACGTTTGGTTCCCTTCGACTCATAGAACTCACGTTCTCGTAGTTCATTGAAGAAACCATCTTCTGTTAGTTTCTTCTTTAGAATACGCATCGCCTTATCGACGTTGTTGTTACGAACTTCAATTCTCATGTTATTTCCCTAGTCCTTGGTTATACGCCTCATTCTCTAGACGGCGTTGCATTTCTGCGTTTCTCTGTGCAACACCTTTTTGACATGCGGCATATGCACCCTCATTACTCTTATAGTCTGAACAGACATCTGCACCAACTTCTTTGTAGATGACAGTCTGTTTCTGATCCATACTCTGACCAACTGAACTACCAGCAACTGCACCAATTAGAGTGCCGACACCAGTTGCAACTAATCTACCACTACCACCACCGACTTGACTTCCTAGAAGTCCACCAGCACCAGCACCGATAAGTGTTCCGCCAGTTTGATTGTTCATCTGACAAGCGGTTAGACTTGCAAGAAGAACACCTGATACTACAATCGACT